TCGTCCCTTTCAGCAGGATCTCACAGTTGATCAGGAGGTCTCCCGACATCGTGTCCGGCGTCCGGAACTGCTCCCCGGTATTCATCGGGGTCCACCGCATCGCCGGCGCGATCTCGAAGGTGAACTCTTTCGCGTCCTCCGGCTTGCCCTGCCAGGTCCGGAACGAGCTCGGCTTGACGATCCGCTGGAACGTGGCGTTCTGGCGGACGATCGTCTCCATGGCGCGGAAAACCGCGTCACGAGGTGATTGTGGGAGGTCGAGAGCGTGAGCGCCCATGTATACTGATTCCTATCCGAGTCGGCCGCTGAAATAACGCGGAATCACCGGGGCTGTAACATGAGGAATGCCGAAAGGGATGCCCTCACTCGGGGATCACGCCCAAAGCGTGTTCGTCGAGCTGAAGTTGATCGGCACCTCGCCGAACCCGTCGCCGTTAACGTCGATCTCGACTGTCGTGCTGGCCAGCAGCGATTCGGCCTCGAACCGGAACCGGCTGGCCAGGGCCACGTACTGGCCGGACTTGGTGATCATCGACTCGCAGATCCGCGAGAGGGCGTAGTACGCGCAGACCTGCTTGACCCGCGGCGTGACGAGGAGCTGGTTCTGTTGCAGGGCCGCGAACAGCCAGCGGTTGGTGAGAGCCGTTCGCCGGCCGCCGCCGGTGTACCAGGCGTCGAGCGCGAAGCCGTGGTAGCCGAGCAGCGACACGTTGCCGCCGCGGTAGTTCCGCAGGGTCATCTCGTCCAGCCAGTCCCGCGAGTCGGCCAGCTGGTCGTCAAAGCCGGTGTTCGAGTCGGGGACCTGAAGGTCATCGATCCAGGGGGCGATCTTGCGGATGTCCTTCACGTTGATGTACGTCGGCCTGGGCGTGAACGACGTGCCCGGCGCCGCGAGGATCTCCAGTGAGGTCCCGCGGGGCAAGAGCGCCGTAGTCCTCGTGGGAGCGGAACCGATGCCGATCCGGGTCGCGTAGGCTTGCAAGTAATACTGCCCGGACGCCAGGGAGCTGCTGTCCGTGTTCTGCAGGGTCACCTGGTACTGCGCAGCCGTCGCATTGATCCAGGCCGCCGCCGGGGTCAGAAGCGGCGTCTCGTTCGACCCGGCCCAGACCGTCGCATTGAGCGTGTCCGTGCCGAGGAAGATCCCGGTCGGGACCGTCCCGTCCGGGTTCTGGACCTGGAACGGGAAGTCGCGGGCGGTGCCCTGCACGAGCTCGAGTGAGATGCCCATGGAAGCCTTAAGAAGGTAAAAGGTAAAAGGTAAAAGGTAAAAGGAGAAAGTACGGATTCAGATTTTTACCTTTTGACTTTTGACTTTTGACTTTTGACTTTCAATCCGCCGAGGTCAGACCCGAAGTAATGAGCACGGTCTGCTCGGGGTCGATGTCAAACGGATCATCGATGATCTCGTTCTCCGCAGCGATCAGAACGGACGTGAACTCGTAGGGAAGGTAGAGCGGGCCCACTCCCCCGCCGTTGGCCGCGCTGGCGACGATGATCGAGCCGAGCGTGATCGTTCCGCGGGCCGTGCTCCCGAAACCACCGGCCCCGACAACTGCCAGTCCGCCGAGAGTAACTGTCCCGCTGCCGGTCGATCCGGGGATACCGGTGAACGAACCGGAGCCGGCGACGGTCTGTGTCGCCAGTGCCACCGAGCCGCTGCCCGTCGTGGCAAACGAGCCGGCACCGACAACCGCGAGCGATCCGAGCGTGATCGCGCCCGATCCGCTGGCCGTGCCTGGAGCCGATGCCGTCCCACTGCCCGAAACGCTCAGGGCCGCCAGTGGGACCGACCCGCTGGCCATCGTCGTGAAGCCGCCGGACCCCAGGACGCCGAGGGCCCCGAGCGTGATCGCTCCGGAGCCGGTGGCGATCAGCCCACCGGTGTCGAGCCCACCGGTGACGAGGGCATTGCCGAGCAGTCCACCGGTAACGAGAACGAGACTCATCAGGTTCGGTTATTCGGATTGGGGTTCTGGTCGAGAGTGAACGTCCGTAAAACTGTGCCGGTCGATGGCGTCTTGGTCGTGTAGGTCGTGCCACTCGTGGTCTGTTTGCCGGCGACCGTGGCAACCGCACACTGAAAAGCATCGTTGAGCGTAAGACTTGTATCGGCGATCGAATCCAGGGCCCGAGCCGCCGCCAAAGTCTCAGTCAACAACACGGGCACGCCCGATCCGCTTGTCAGCACGAGGACCGGGTCGATTGACACGCCGGCCGTGGAATCCGTCCACTCGAATGCGATAGCGTTGCCATTCGTCTCTGCCTGGGCCAGGGGTTGCCAGTAGATGCCCGCCATGTGCGTCGAGGAGATTTCGGTCGGGTTGGCGGTGGCGAACACGGTCGCCGTGCCACCGTCGAGCGAATAGTAACCGGTGATGTTCGCCGCCCCGCCGGTGACCGGCCCGCTGGAGTTGTAGGCGAACAGGAAGACACCTTGCCCCGCCACGTTCTTGAGGATCACGACATCACTCCCATCTTGCGTCTCCCGCCCGCGTTTGGCGGGCCCAGGATGGCCGCCGCGTCCATGCCGTAGGCCAGGCCCATCTGAGCGTAGCCGACGGCGTTGGGGTGCATTCCGCCGCCCTCGGCGGGCTGGTAGTTATTGAAGCTGCCTTGCCGGTAGTAAACGAGGGGGCTCGCGACCGCCGCCACGGCGGCCTGAATCGCAGCGTTGTAGGGGACCATGTTGCTGTCGGTGTCGGTCGAATACTTGCTGATCGCCTCACAGAGGATGATCGTGGTAGGCAACGCCGTCTGAAGGGCCGCGATCATCGATTGATAGGCGGTCTGGAACGTGCTCACATTGGACCCTTGCGTCACATCGAGCAGGCCGAACTCGACGATGAGCATGGCCGGAGTCACTCCGTAAGTTGACCACCCGGGGGCAAGCGAGAGAGCCGTGCCGGAGCCGTTATTGTAGACCACTCCCGTGTCGCCGACTGGGGCCGAGAAGATCTGATATCCAGTACACTGGCGGATCGGCTCCGCGATCGCCGAGGACGCGTCGTAGTTGTTGCCGGCATAGAGGATCGAATCGCCGTACAGGGCGATCATCTTCCTGGCGGGGAGGTAGTTGGTGCTGATGGTTCCGATGGTTGACAGTTGCTGAATGCACATCGTCTGCGACCAGACGATCGTGTAGGTGTGCTGGGCCGTGGTGTCCAGCCCCGTGGCGAGGGTATACCAGGAAAACGCGGTGCCCGATCCGGTGTAGGCAGTCACCGACCAGCTCACGTTATCGATGAACAGTCGCACATAGTTCGTGCCGTTCGTGGTAATGTAAGGGGCCATATAGAGGTGGATGTCACTAGCCGAACCCACGAACCGGATGGCGGAGTTGTACATGCCTGGCTGGCCGTAGACTGCGTACCACGCGCCCGAGTTGCCGGGACCGTAGCTCAAGGAGTATTGCGCGCCGCCTTCAAGCTGGATATACTTGTTGGCGATCGCGGCGTTTCTGAGGTCGTAGTAGGTATAGGCGGGGTTTGTCGCCGTGGCCCAGCCCACAACCGTCAAACCGCCGAGCGTGACGGCGCCCGAACCAGTAGACGTGCTACCGCCGCTGGCCGTGGCCGAGCCCGATACCGTGAGACCGCCGAGCGTGACCGCGCCCGAACCGCTGGCCGAGCCGCCGCCTGCCGGCCCTATCGCCAATGCGAGGCAGGACCAAGAGTAGGAATTGGCATTCGCTGCCGGTCCGGTGACCGTGCCGGACTGATTGCTGTTGTAGGCGACCAGAAATCCGCATCGGGTCGTGTTGAGGAATTCGAGCGTGGTCCCCGCAAGGCCCGTGACGCCGTTGCCAAGCTGCTGACAGCATCCCCAGAGGATCAACGATCCGGATGAGGGGCAGGTGATGTTCGGTTCCGTCGGATGACTTGGGCCGGCGCCCAAGCTTACCGCCGCCACCGGCATCGTGGTTGCCGCGCCGGTGATGTCGAAATAGGCGCCCGACCAGTTGTAATATCCCCCCGTGCCGATCGTCACGGCCGCGCCGACGTCGCCGGACGCGGCGATCTTGTACCATCCCCAGAGCTGGTTCAATTCGCCGGTTTCGGCGGCGCCCGTGATGGCAGTCCAACCGGTCGGCGTTGTGGGGGTGGCTGCTCCGCCCGCATTTGCGGCCTGAATGATCACCAGCATATCGCCGACAGTGATCCCTGACGGCGCAGGCAGAGACAGCGTCGACTGCCCGCTGGTCGATACTACGGCATGAGTAAATGCTTGGATCGCAACTGTCATCGATCACCCTAGCGAGATGTGCGCATTGGTCTTACCGTCGCTTTGAATGAGGAGCCGCACAAACAGATCCGTGGGCTGATAGTTGGGACGGAACGAGCCGGCCGAACCTTGCATCCGCAGCCGCTCGACCCAGCCGGTCGGGCCTTGGCACTCGACGCCGATCGACAGCCCGCCCGTTGTGGACAGGACGGGCTGCCAGTCAGGAGTTAGGGGCCTGGGGACGTCGAACGCGATCGTGCCACGAGGATGTGATGCTGCGCTGGGTTCGCTTTCGATCTTGCTCGCCCCCGTCCGGGCGTCTCCCTTATGGCGGTACAAAGAGGGGTCGATCGCCCTGGCCATTGCTGCGGTATCAAGGCCGCCGCCTAAAAAATCGTTGATCCGGCCGATCGCGCCGGTAGGCTCCTCGAACAGATCGCGATGCCAGACCTAGAGGCAGTCCCGCCCGATGAGCTGCTCGAGCAATCGGGCAAGGTCTCTTCGAACGAGCCCAACCGTTGCTCCCTGACTGGACGCAATCTCCAGCTCATCGCGCCTCATCACCAGGTACTTGGCGTCTACCCTGGGAACCAATCCCAGGCCGATGACCTTGACTGCCTTGCCTTGGGCCGCGTCTAGTCCGTTCCGCCACGTCGCTTTCTCATACTCCCAATAACCTCGCGGATTCTTTATATCGCCATCGGCGTCGGGGCAGTCGGGATGATCGATCAGGACCGGAACTCCGCCGGCCGCGAGCATCTGCATGCAGAGCGACGTGCCGGAGCGTGGAAGGCCGGTAACGACGATCATCCCAGGAACCCCGCCGCGAGCGCATACTCAATCGCCTGCCGCACGTGTTCCGCCGTGGTGCCGTGCTCGGCCGCCAGCGCCTCGTAACTGGGCGTAGTGGAGACCTGGAGCGCGATGGCCTCGACCGATGCCGCGCCGTCCTCGGTGAAGACCTTCGAGCCGTGCCTGGGATGCGAGACCATCCAGGCCAGGAGCGGGAACGCATCCAGCGGCGGGTCGGGGTGCTTGCCGCCGACGCAGGAAGCGGCGCCGACGCACTTCAGGGAGCCGAGGTTGATCTTGTTGTCCATAGTTCACTCCAAGGCAAAAGGTAAAAGGCAAAAGGTAAAAGGATGAATGGCGAATGATCTTTTTTTGCCTTCTTCCTTCTTCCTTTTGCCTTAAGAAGAACAGGGCGGGCGTCGGTCGGATTGCACGACGACCTTGTGGCCTGCGCGCTCGAGCATGTCCTTGGCGCGCCGGGCTTCGTGGACGTCATCGGTGCGCGCGACCGCACGGTACCGGCGCTCCCCGCGTGGGCCGTCGTGCACGCGGACGAAGATGCTGCGTTCCGCGGCTGGCATCAGACGTTGCCCTCGGTGTAGGTCAGTGAGCTGATCGTGACGGTGCCGCCGCTGGAGATCGTGCTCGCAAAGTTCAGGTCTCCGGAGCCGACGCCGGACGATCCCTGGAGCACGGTGTGGGCCCCGTCGTCAGTCCCGCCGAACGTGACGGGATACCAGCCCGGGGTAATGCTGGCCGTCGCCGTGCCCGAGAGGGGCACGCCGGCAAGCGTGAGCTTGGTGTTGGCATCCGTGCCATCGCTACCCTGGGTGAAAGCGGGGTTTCCTAGGGAGATCCCGGCCGTGATGGCCGACGTCCCGGTTGGAGACGTGGTTTTCGTCGGTTGGGTGCCGCTGTAGATGAACAGGTGCGCCGTCGTGCTGGCGACGGTGTTGATGCTGGTCATTTCCGCCGCCCGGCTGGTTGCGTTGAGATCGGTTGCCATGGATTACCTCGATGTGGAAAGATCCCGGACGGAACGGCCGGAATAGAAGGGTCAAGATGAGGCGCAGAAGCCGTACGCGGCCAGCAACGTCACGATGGCGTTGACGATGTTCTTATCCGTGCCTGTGGCCGTGCCGGGAAATGCTGGCTGTGAAGCCGGCGGGGTTGTACCAAACACACCGATGCAGCCGTTGGCTATCGCGACTTGACTGGTACCGGTCCCGACTACCACCTCATTGTTCGTCAAGATCTCTCCGCCGACGGAAAGTTGCGACAGCGACAGCGTGCTCGTCCACTGCAGACCCGTTCCGTCCGCTGCGTTGGCGAGGCAGGTGAGGACAGAGCCGTCATAACTGGGCAGGAGCAATTGCTCCGAGTTGCCTATCATGGTCTGGATGCTTCCGCGCCCAGCATCAGGAGGTGCTTGCGTTTGAATCACTTTGCTACTCCTATGGAAATCCCCGGGTTGCAGTCCCCGGGGAACGCGGTCAGATCACGCGTAAGCCTTAAGGAGCTGGCATAGGTAAACACCGACGGCCGTGCAGGTGATCTGCACGGTGTCAATGCCGTTGGCAGTTGTGGTGAGCGTCTTGGATCCGCCGACGAACACACTGCCCGTGGGGAACGTGCCCGTGCGCGATCCCGTGCCGTCCTGGGTCAGGACGAGCATGATGTTTTGCCCCACGGCCACATTCTTGAATGTGAACGTAGTGTTGGCAGTGAGCGTGGTCAGAAACAGTCCGGCGACAGACCAATCAATCGACTGCGTGGCTGCACTGGCCAGAGTGGTGACCGCGAATACATCGCTCGGGGTCAGTACCCAGGCCGTGCCGTTTCCGACCGCGGAAAATCCCGCCGTGTAGGCGATGTCCGCCGGGCTTTGCGCCGTTACCCCCTGTACCGAGGGGGCGGCGACAGTACCTGAGATCTGCATGGAACACCCCTTTCAGCAGTTGATGAGGACACCGAAGTCGGGACGGATGACGCCCAGCGCGTAGCCGAAATCCACGGTCACGAATAGCGCCTGATAGATGTGGACGTAGCTGACCATCACGCGGAGGGGGATCCCCATCAGGTCGATGTAGGACACGTCCACCACGTTGCGTGCCTCGTCCGGCGTGGCGATCGGCCGCAGGGCCAGGGCGATGGCGTACTCGTGCAGGGCCAGATTGGTGTAAGCCTGACGAGTCAGCGTCGATCCGCTGTACGCCGTGGTCGGAGCGACGACGACAGTTGCCGATGTGTCGCTGGAAATCGTGGCGATTTGGGTCGGGATAACGGCCGGCGAGGCCGCATCGTTCACCCAGTCGCCGACGTTTAGCTGGGTCGTGAACTTGGTGTTCGTCCCGGTCAAAGTCGTGGTCGAGCTGCTGACTGTACCCGATAGCACGGTGATCTTGCGGGCGGTCGTCGCGGTCGCGGTCGCACCGCTGTAGGTCGAGCCCAGCACGAGGGCGGTGTCGCTCGTGATGCTGGAAATGGTGTATTGAGTCTTCGTCGCGTCGTTGCCGAAGATGAGCGTGTTGGAGGTCGTGAGATCCGTCGTGAACGCGGTATTCAGCCCGGTCACCGCGTTGCTGCCGTTCGTCAGCCCGACCTGGCCGTAGATGATGCTGCCCGAGGCAGTCGGCATCTGCTGGTCCCAGATCGGCTGGAAGTTGAAGGCGTGCGCGAGACTCGCTTCCTTGCGGGCCTCCATCGCGATCGCGGCCGACACCAAGCTTTCCTGGACCCACGCCGAATCGCCGAGCATCTTCTGGTACACGTTGTTGTGGACCATCAGCCTGAGCTTGTCCGAGTCGTCCAGGGGCACCTTCTGGTCGGCCAGCGCATTCCAGGCGTTGAGCTGGTCGGCTACGAGCACTTCGCCCCGCGTGGCGCCGATGACGGGCGCGTTGGAGTTGAAGTTCGTCGGCGTGATGAGCGCGGCAATCTGGCCGTTGAGATACTCGCGCGCCCTCTTGTAGAGCGGATCGAAGAACTTCTGGGCCAGGTCGACGGCGGTTTGCCACTGCTCGAAATCCTGAAACTGGAGAGCCTTGCCGGCGCGGGTCTGGAACACCAACGGGATGTAGTTGGGATTGACCGTGCTGGCCGTGAGCTGGCCGTTGTTGACAGCGGTCAGCGGGCCCACGTCGGGGAAGTAGACGTCCACCGTCTTGCCGACCCGGGCGGCCTCCGGCTTGACGTCCTTGTAGACGGCGTCCAAGAGCGCGGTCTTGCCGACCTTCGCCTTGTTATACTCGTCAGCGCCCGCGACGAGCGTCTCGAAGAATGCAGCAAAATTGTTGGCCATTGCTGGCTCCTAAAAAGCCCGTTTCTGGCGAGCCAGTCGCGGGGAGACGAATTGAGAAAGAACGGTTAGAATGGGGTCAGGAGGGTCGCCCAATGGCACTTGTGATCGTGTTTTTTGAGCAGCAACCAGACAACAGAAGTGAAATGCACTTCTTTGAAAGCGACAATGACGGTCTGAGATTTTCATCCCAGAACCTGCATCGCAGGCATCTCGTGCGGCAAATCACCGAGGACAGGTGGCACCGGGCCGCGGATGATCTGTCGACGTTCTGCGAGCACGGCTCCCTGGACGGCGACTACTGCGAGCCCTGCAATCAAGAAATGGAAGCGGCCCGTCTCTGGGATGAGCTTGCTGCGCGTAATCTTATCTGAACCGCCCCTCGCGGGCCGCGTCGCCGATCAGTTGCTTGTTCCGCGGGTCCAGCATGAACTTCGGGTCGGCCCGCATCTCGGCCGTGACGATGGTGCCGTCGCCGCCCTGGTTGCGGGCTGACCGGCCGCCGCCGGCTGGTGCCGTCTGCGGGACGGGCAGGCCATGCTTCTTGCCGCTCCACTCTCGCTCGGCGGCCTCCCGGGCGGTCCGCGTGGAGTCGTGCTCCTCGGGGTCGAACGCATAGTCCGCCTCGGTCTTCAGTCGCTTCAGGATTCCTTTCAGCGCGGCCTCATCGGGCTCGTCGGCCTCGGCTTTGTAGTCGGCCAGTTTCCAGAGATGCTTGACCGCGGCTTCTTTCGCTTTATCGCCCTTGGCCAGCTCGGCGAACTTGTCGAAGTGCGCGCGGTCGCGGATCTGGCCCTTGAGCTGGGCCAGCTCGGCGGTCAGCTCGTCGGGACTGCTGATCTGGGTCTTCAGGCTGTCCCGCTCGCTGGCGACCTCGGAGAGCGCATCGCGATACTCGTCGCGCTCGGAGGTCAAGATCTGGAGCTGGGCGGTCAGGCTCTCGACCTGGCCCTGCAGGATCTTCAGTGCTTGGTCTTCACCGGATGCCATCGGCTTCCTTTCTTATGAATGCTTGTGGATAAACAAAGCCGGTCCGAGATCGGTCAACATCTGCTGTTTCTGCTCGCCCTTCTTGTAGGTCTTCTCGAGGTCCTTGGAGTAGCCGTGAAACTTCTCGGCGGTCTCCCGGTCGCCATGCTCTTCGGCGGCCTCCTGGATGCCGTGGTGGGCCGCGATCAGCCTGTCCAGGGTCTTGCAGGCTGACTTCAGGGCTCCCTCCGGCTCGTCCGAATAGCTGGTGTCGCCGAGGTGCGTCTCAACGGTCCCGCCCGCCCGCATCATGTGATTGCGGATGTCATGCTGCCTGTCTGCGGCTTCCTTATGCCGGCGGTCGAACCAGCGGGCCAGTTTTGGGATATGCTTCTTGCCCTGCTTGAACGCGTGTTCCTGCTTGTGGAAGCGCTCGCTGGCCGTGGCCTCGGCGTCGTGGGCGGTCTGGAGGGCGGAGAGAACGTCGGGGTGGGCGGTCATGGCTTCTTTTGCCTCGCCTTCTTGACGGCCTCTTCGGCCGCTTTCTTCTTCGCAACATCAAGCGCAGCGGGATTGGCCGCGGGCTTGCCATCTGGCATCTTCATGGGTCCGCCGCACTTGCGACATTTGCCGATCATCAGTGCCTCTTCCCCCGCGTCTTCTTCGCCGCGTTCTTGCGCGCCACGCTCAGCGCGATCGCCACCGCCTGGTCCCGAGGCTTGCCGGCGGCCAGCTCGGTCTTGATATTGGCCGAAACGGCGGCCTTGCTGCCGGACTGTTTCAGGGGCATAATCGGATACCACCTTTTGGTGCTTAAGCGCGCTGCGGAGAGGTCGTCTTACCGGAAACGGAGGACGGACTTTTCGTTCATATGTGAATTATGCGCGTTCAAGAACCGTTCATTTGTGAAGACACAGCCGGCCCGGCGGGTCCTGGGTCCGCCGGTCCGGCCCCGCGTGGCTACCACGACACGCGGTTGTGTGGCGTGACCCGGGCAGGCCGCCGAGTCGGCCCGGGCGATAGGGAAGGGTTCCGCTAAGATCCGACTGCTTCGTTGGTTCCTTCCCAGACGAATTGAGCGAGGGGAAAGTGAGATCGGCATTCGACGCAAAACGTGCCAGAGTAGAACCCTGGCTCGCGCGCGTAGGTCTCAGCAATCGCGAGTCCCATCGTCGTTACCGAACCACACGTCAGATGCTTGTAAGATCGCCGAATCGGCCTCACGAACCCTTTGGCTCGCTCCTCGGCCGAGAGGATGACGTAACCCTTCTGTTGCCCAGTCGCCGGGTTAATATCGCGATGGTCGGGTGTGACAGGGCTGCCATCGGTCATGGTTCTGCGGTCGCTCATCAGTCAGCTCCCATCGTTGTGGTCGCCGGTCCGGTTACGCTATTGGAGCGATCCTCGTACCCCGATTCCGCGCCCTTCGTATCGTCGATCTCCCGCTGTCGTTGGTCCTGCTCTTCGCTGGGCATCGTCGCCGAGGCCGGGGGCTGTACCTCCTGCTGCATCTCGGGCTTGATCTCAGCCTCGTCGGTGCTGACCTGTTTGATGTGCTCGATCGCCTGGTCGCGGTTCAGCCCATACCGCTCCATACAGACGGTGATCCTGGACTTGATGCCGACCTGCATCTCCCACTCGTCGGACTGATCGCGATCCGGGCCCGGAATCGGGATGCGCGGCTCTGCCCACGCCAGGAGGAGCTGGAGCTGCTTGGCCTGGGCGACCAGATCCGCCTGGCCGTAGTGGTTGCCAGCCGCGGTCAGGATCTTGCGGGCCAGGCACAGCTCGGCGTGCTGGTAGATCGGCCGCCGCTGGCGGGCCCTGGTGAGCAGCGGCGCGGACTTGATGATCAGACTGATGCCGGACGGTGCATCGCTGTACTCGAGCTCGAGGGCCGTGTAAGGCAGGTTGACAGCCGTCGCGACCTGCTTCATGTACTTTTCGAGGTCGACCCAGATGGACTCGATCGCGAGTTGGGCTTGAAGGTACTCCGCCGACGGTTCGCCGCCGTCGGCGTAGCCTTCGCCGGTGTAGCCGGTACCGCCGCGACAGAGGCGCATGAACCGGCCAGGGCCGATGTCCGGAGTGAACGTTGGACTGACGTTCTTAAAGACTCCAATGGGTCTGCCATATTTACCGATGAGCTCATCCAGCTCAGATAGCCGATCGTTAATGCGGAGTTCAGCCTTGCGAAGAAACGTGCCCGGGCCAGGAGTCCAGAACTGTCGGACGGGTGCCCGGTAATGCAGGAACGCGAACGGGATGCAGCCATAGGTGTTTTTCTCCGCGTCCTTCGTCTCGAATGCGACCCGGGCCCCTGCGGTCTTGTCCGCTGAGTACTGATCCGTGAGGTAGGTCCTGACCTCATCCTCGAACCAGAGCCGGTAGCGCGTCCGCTGATTGTAGCGATCGATCGTGACGACGGCGAATGCCTGCCGGGGGTCCTCGGGATCGGTGAAGACTGTGAATTCGTCGCCGCCCCAGAGCTGCAGATCGACCGGCTTGTCCGCGTCGTTCGTGCACTTGATCTGCACGGCACAGACGTCGTTCAGGGTGCTTTGCGCCTCCGCGTGGTTCATCACGCAGTCGATGTGGTTGGTTTCGTAGACCTGTTGGAGCAAGCTGTCGGCCAGGCCCGCCCCGGCTTCCCCGCCTTCGGCGTGGG